CATACCGGCGTTTTGCATATCCCGCACAAACGACCACTGACCGCTTCGGACAAAGTCCTGCACGAACGGCAGATACTCTTCCTTGGGGGCGCGGTTACCTTTGCCTTTGATCTGGATGATTTCAGGAGGTTGATTCTGAAGAAGCCCTGCGGTTTCAGGGTTTTGACTCAGCCAAGTCTCAAATGAAACTCCGGATAACTCGCCATTTCGCTTTAGCGAGTGAAACTCGTCATAAAGTTGAATGGCCCGATCCTTGCCAAGAAAGGACTCAAGCGTGACGACATTATCAAGTTTTGTCGGCCGCACCTCAATCGTGACATGAGGCTCACCCTTCTTGTCCCGCAGGGAGTAGATCTGGGTACGGCCTGACAGGACATCGTCGCAGTAGCCGCCGACGCAGTGGCCCATCACATCGCCTTCGTACTTGAGGGCGTCAGCAAGAGCCTGCTTCGGGTTTCCAGGCGTGTCTGGGTGACGGTAGTAGATGTTCCTGATGAGGTCGGCGCTGTCATTGCCGATGACGACATTACCTTCCGCATCCTTGGCTCGGACAAGCCCCATCTTCTCGGGCATCAATTCCCAACCTTGCGGTAACGCAGCAGGCGCTCCGGGAGATTTGATCTCCTTCCACGCCAAGCCCATCTTGTTGGGCTCAGTGCCACCGGGAACCGTCTCGTAGGTCTTGAAGTCAACCGTCGCAGGGTTGCGGGCCAGGACTTCGTTCGCCTCAGCCTTCTTCGCTGCGCGGTACTCGTTGATGTCGTGGACGCGCTTGACAGCCTGCTCCATCGTGACCTTCTCTAGATCCTCGGGCTTCCACCGCAGACGGGCAGGAAGATCAGAGGCGGGGTTGATGGAGTTCTTGAGTTCGTCGATCAGGTGATCGAAGCCAAGCATCCGGTCGAAGTTCTCAGCAGTTGCTGTGGTTTCAAATACCGGCGTCTCGGGAGGCAGTTTGGCAAGCCAGGGATTGGCTTCGAGTTGCTTCTGAAAGTCAGGGGCTGACTCAGCAAACCACTGAGTCGGATCGCTCAAAGTGCCCGCGCTTTGAGGATAGATGGCCTGATCGGCCTTCACTTCCCAGTTCTTGGCCAAGCGAGATTCACCCAAACCTGCTTCGGGAAGTCCTGCGGCTTTTCGGCGCTCTTTCAACCCGATGCCAACATAACCCTCGTTCTGATCGAGGCCCTGCATATGCGTGATGCCCCGATCGGCTAATTTCCGCACCGGATCTTCCGGTGTGGCCATCTCGTTCTTGATATAACGGTTTAGTTTCTTGTCGACCCAGTTGTTAATGGCTTCGGCTTTCGCCATGTCATACTGAAACTCCGGGGCTCTGGCGAGGTTTGGTGTTACGCCAAGTATGAGAGCCTCATCGTAATTGGTCGGGAAATTGATTTTCAGCGGCTTGGTGACTCCTTCAACCTCACCGGCCAACCAGTTGCCACCCTTCATCTTGATGGCCCCACGCTGAGACTCAAACCGAGACGCAGGCGTCAGAAGATCACCGACCATCTCACCGGCAACTCTCGGAGCAGCCGCAGCGGCCCTTCCTGCGGCCTTGGTGGCGGCAACGGTTGCCTTCCCACTCCCAGGCAGCCCGATGAAGTTCACAGGGTCCAGGAGGACGTTTGCTGCAGTCGCGACACCAGGAGAGCCCGTGTACTGAAGGGCCTTCTCGCCCAGGTACTCAGCGGGAGCCCCGAGGGTTTCTAGTGCGCCTGCCGTGTTCTGCAGGTACCGCTGACCGGTCTCGGTGCGGGGGAGGTAGGTCAGGGCGCTCTGAACGTCCTCGACCTTCTGCGCGGCACGGTTGACATCAGGAGTCCGACCGCGGGTAGGAATCAGTTGAGTAAGTCCCGCAAGACCTGCAGGGACGGAGCCGAGAAGTCCAGTGCCGATAGTGGCTGCTGTTTCACCGGCACCAGTTAGGCGACGGGCAATCTTTTGACCGGTTGTCTCTTTAGGCTGTTGGGACTCCCCATACAGCAAATCTGCCAGTTGTCGCCCTAGGTCGGCCATGGCTTACCCTCGCTCGGAAGATGATGGATTATGCCCACCAGTCTTTTCTGAGTCTATGCGGGATTGGAGCCAGTTTGCCAACACAGCCTGAGCCCACCACGGATCTATTTCCTTGCCGGGGACGGCTGTGATCTCAAACCTGTTCTGGCAGCAGGTTACCTTGGCGATGGTTTGGTACGCCGGGAGTTCGTGAGGAATGGGCTCTGTCAGGAACTCAGACTTCATCAGGCATACCTCCACCGGGTGACCGGAGTTTTCCGTTCATCTCCATCTGGGCAGTTCATCTGCCTTACCCAGACCAAGTGCGCCTGACGGATTGATTCATCGGGATGGCTGCTCCGGTGCGTCACATTCAGCCATGCCTGCCCAAGTCGCTCAATCAACGCTTGGACGATGCGGTGGGTTGTGCCGCATCGGGTTGCATCCTTCGCCCTTTCCTTCCACGCAGCCGGACAAGCATATGCGCTCGATTGGCCCTTACTGACGGATGGAGTCCGGGTGTGCGGCAAAGAAAAAACCCATTGGGGAACGAGCCTTAGGCTTGGTTTGCCGCTACATGGTTGGGTCCGACCCCTTCCATGTGCTTTGACGAAGCCCGCTCCCCAATGGGTTCGGATCGCAGTCGGATGCTTCAACCGGGTTACCAAGCCGGTCGATGTCGCTATTGTCCACAGAGTGCCAAAGCCTGTCAACCGACCACCAAATACGCGTATTTGAGGTACAGATACGCGTATCTGTGGCTCCTGATGGACTCCCCAAAATTTCCCGAAATTTTCGCCAGAATTTTCACGGAGCCTAGATCGCATACGGGTTTTCCCTTTTCCGTTGTCCGGCGTCGATGTAGTCGTCCTCGTCCAGTTCGTCAGGGATCGGATCAATGTTCAGGAACCCGGCATCTCGCAGATACCGCAGGGCCTGGCTCAGGGCGTCGCAGAAGTCGTCGTGGTCGGTGTTGGGGAAAGAACACACCTGCGAGATCATGCCCTCCGCCCAGTCACGGACGTAGCCCTTGCGGTTCATGCTCTCGGGCACCCAGACTCTTCCGGCTCGGATGATGTTGGCCACGATGGACAGTCTCTGCACCTTGTCCGCCCTGCCGGGGTTGTAGGCCCTGACAGGGATGTGGGCACGCTGCAGGTCTTGGATCAGGGAGATGCCCGCGGCCTTGTCTTCCACGAGAACCAGATCCACCCGCTTCCTGTCCTTGCCTTCCCCGAAGACGGTCTCGTACTCGTCAATGACCTTCGGCCGGAGGTCGGGATACTGCAGGCGGTCCTGCCAACAGTCGATGATGAGGACGCTTCCAGGGCCGTCCTCCTGGCGGAAGACCCCGAAGGTAATGGCAGCAGTGGGATCGTTCTGGGCCTTCTCGGTAAAGGCGCAGTCGTAGGACTGGACGACGAAGTCCAGTTTGGGGATGGGCTTGTTCGCAGGCCACAGGCGGAACCAATCCCGGTTGACGATGCCGCCCTCCTCCGGGTCGATGATCTCAGCGTAGATCTCCTGGCGGCCGAGTTTCGTCCCTTCATACTGCAAGATTTGCTTTTGGAAACTCGGGGCTAGGTTGTCGAGGTTGGAGTAAGTGCTCGCTGTCGTGACCTGTACGTCGTCCCCGTCTCGGCCGATGAGGTCGATGATCAAGTCCTTGGGCTTGGGAGTCGTGGTGGCCAAAATGCGGGTCTGCTTACCCAGACGGACCGAGAACATGATCTGATCCCAGGCGTCCTGCAGGTAGTCCCAGGCGGCCAACTCGTCACACCATGCTCCATGCCACTGGCCACCGCGGAAGCGTTCCGGCTCAGAAGCAGGAATGCCCTTAATAAGTGAGCCGTTGGTGAGTTTGATCTCGTGGTACGCCCGGTTGTAGTCCGCGATCAGGATGTTGGGGATCACAGCGATCAGCCCAGAATCCCCCTCGAAGCAGGTAGCCCGAACGTCCGCAGAGGTCGGAGCAGCCACGAGCCATCGGGTGCCAGGAGTCTCCCAGGCCCACCAACCTATCTGCTCTGCAGCCGTCCTGGTCTTACCCGCTCCACGGCCTGCCAGGAGGAGCCAGATGCTCCACCAGTCCCCGTCAGGCAGGATCTGGTGCTTGTGAGCCTTGGTGAGCCATCCCGCCCTCCAGGCGAAGGCGGCTTGTCTGTCAGCCGGGAGACGCTTGAACTTCTCCCGAACCTCCTCGTCCTTCAGGACGGCGACAAGTTCATCCACGGCGGGACTGCTCTATGCCCTTCAGGACGGTGTCGAAGATGGTCAGGTCCGTCTGAACCTTCAAGGGGTTCTCAGCATCTCCGCCCACCTGCACCTTGTCCCCGTACTTCTTCGGGTTCCACTTGGCCAGGAGTTTCAGCCGGGTCTCGATCCGGAGTTTCCGGTGGCCCAACATATCCTCAACCGTCGTGGAGCCGCCCTGGTCGGACATAACCTGCTTCTCGCCGTACTGGGGATTGTCGGCAATCAGCAGGCATTCCTCGGCCATAGCGTCGTATCCGGCTTCCCGTGCGCGTGCGATGTGTGCAGAAAGTTCTTCGTCCTGAGCCATCCACAGATACACCGTCCGCCAATACGGCATACCGTCCATACGGCAGATTTCCCTGAGTGGCACTCCCTCGCTTAGGAGTTCGCACATCTTCTGGGCGATCTCAGGGTTGTACTTGGAGGGACGGCCCATCTTCTTGGGCTCTTGAGGAGTTTCCGCGGCCTGGGTGGTATCTACCCCTTGGTCAGGGGTTTTGGAGGGCTCTGCGGCGGTTTTGGTGGCTTTCCGTGGCATCTCGTACTTTCAGAGACATTGGACTGCCGGGGAGTTTAACTCGCGGTTGAGGTTTTGGCCAACAAGGATGGGCACCTTGTGCAGGCGGCTCATCGGCGCGGTCTGCACTCCGCCCGAATTTGCCCGATGCCCATGCGTGTTGGCCCCCTTTCGGGGCCGCGGGTTCAGTTACAAGTGGTGTTGCAGGTGCGGGCGGCGCCCGTTCCGTAGCAGCACTCGGTGCAACTGATGGTCTTGCCATTCACGGTAACCGTGTAAAACCGGCACGAGGCATAGGCCGCAGTGGCAAATGTGGTGATGGCCAGGATGGCGGCGATCTTCTTGAACATGGTTTTCTCCTTGAGAAGGGCCACGAAGAGCCCTGATTTTAAGGTTAAGTGATTGATTTCACAAGTGTTTTAAAGCCACGGGAAGTGATAAGCCCAGTATGCCGACTCACTCTCGCAGATCCAGTACCACTGTGCTGCAGAGACAAGGCCCTCCGCCTCTGCGATGGCCTCGTCCAGGTTGATCAGGTCTTGCAGGCTCATGCGTAGATCTCCTGCAGTTCAGCCTCGATGCGCTCCATGTCGCAGGTTTCGCCGTCTACTCGCTTGCCGTCCATGTCAAGGACCGTGTAGTCGATCTCAAGCCAACCCAGGTCATAGATGGACTCCATGAGGTGGCAGCGCGGATGGCGGGCGACCTTGTGGATCACCACCTCGAACAACTCTTCGCCCACATAGATGTATTCACGGTTCTTTTTCATCATCTTGCTCCAGTTACCCTGCGTTGTGCAGTGCTTGCATTTTAATACGAAGTTGGAAAGGGGCGCAAGCCCCCTCCCTCAGATCGCTACCGGGCGGAAGTTGTTGTTGGGTGCAGCCTTGATCTCGAACTGCTTGCCCTCGAACTCGACGATGTCGCCGACGTTCAGGCGCGGAGCGTTGGCCCACTTGGCAGCCTCACGCTCGTAATAGCCTGCGTCACCGCACAGCACTGCGCCGTGCAGGTTGATCCAGTACAGGTCGTGCTTGCGCTCGATGGCGCGGGCAACCCGCTCTTCGGGGTCGCGGTTCTCGCCGTAGATCGTGTTGTTGTAGATCGTGTAGGCGCGCACGCTGCTGAAGGAGCACTTGCGGCCGTTGACGATGATGCGGGCGCCACCGTGTTCGTTGATGTCGGCGGTCAGTTGGGTGATGGTGTTCATGGTCAGTTACTTTCTTCAGTTACCCTGCTCGATTGCAGTGATGCAAGTTTAACACGAAGTTAGAGAGGCATGGGAAGTAGGGAGTTACACCTAGAACGGAGCCTCTGGCCATCGGACCCACTGCTTGACCTTAATGATGGCCCTCTGCCGCTTCAGGCGCTTGAGGTTGTCAGGCGTTGTGTAGGCAAAGGGCCACCAGTTCGGTGTTTGAACTAGCCCGGTCTCCAAACCAGAAGATCCATCAGCAGCACTGAGATGGCGAAGAGGTAGACCAGTATCCAACCCAACAGGCACACGCCCGCGGCGATGCGTTCTTCTGTCTTCATTCACGATGCCTCCAAAGGGAAGGGCGCCGAAGCGCCAAATTCCCGTTATTGCTGCGCTACCTCAAAGTTGGTGATGTTGAACCGCCCAAAGGTCGGACGGAAATCACCTACGCCAATCAGTCGGCCAGAGGTCGAAAGAGTGTCCAGGAGCCAGTGCTGATCGATGTACTCAGGCACGAGCACCATCAGGTCGAACGAAACCTTCCATCCCGTCCGCATGGCAGGACGCACGCGGTTGACGCCTGCACGCTGCACTACTACCCGGCGCTTGTCTTCGTAGTCCCAGTTCTTGGTGCCTAGGCTTGCGAGGTTGGTCAGGGACACTACACCGGCCTTGGTCAGATCCATGGCCGACTTGCGCGGGCTGCGGGGGTCTTGCTTGAACTTGCTTGCCAGAATCAGCGACTGGCGGAAGTATTCGCCGGGGATGCACAACTCATCCTCTTCGTTGCGCCAGACATAGGACTCGATGTTGTCCGTCTTCTTGGCCACGCTGTTCTTGGCAGCCTTGGCCTTCGTCTCGACCGCTTCAGCATTCCACCGATGGAACAGCATATCGCTGCAGCCCTGCGCCGTCACATGGACGATGTAGGGATTGCTTGCCTCAATGACCTCTTCTCCGCCGTTTGTCGGTTCGTTGATTACCTTTTTCATCTCTCTCTCCAGTTAGTTAAAAAGCCAAACCTCACCGAGCCATGCCCCGCCATGCCATGCAACACCGCGCCGAGCCCAACCCGGATGGTGCAAACGCACCGGAGAGGGCAGCACGCTACCCAATCCGCTGTATTCACAGCCCATACCTCACCACGCCCCACCTCACCGGGCCGAACCGCGCCCCACCGCACCTTGTTAAACC